CCGGGAAACATCGCGTTTACGCCCGAGCTTGAGATGGTGGTCGAAAGCGCGTCGCGCGGCAAGCTCAAGATCGATAAGATCATCGACATACTGGCGCCCGGCAGTGTGGTCATCATGTACACCGTGAGGCTCGTTAAGTTGTGAGTACTCGATTCCCCGACGCCGAGAGTGAGATGTTCGCGGTCGTCCATGACTGGGCGAAGAACTACGCTTCCGTGACCCTTGGATACGCGCTGCCGGTGCGGTGGCCGGGGAAGGAAGAGGCTCCGCCGGATGAGACGAAGCACTGGGCAAGGGTATCGACACAGACAGTGATCTCGCGTAAGGTGGGATTCGTTGCTGAAGGAGTCGGTGGTCGAAACCAGAATAAGTTCGAGGTGGCGGGCTTGCTGTTCGTTCAGCTGTTCGCCCCCAAGAAGCCGGGTGCCTATGAGGACTCGAAAACAATCTCAGACGGCCTGGTGTCGCTTCTGAGGAAGTACAGGTCAGCTAACACTCTGACCTTCAAGAACGTCCGTCCCGCGCCTCTCAACCCCGAACCGAAACACTATCGCATCAACGTCGTATCCGAAACCGAATACGAGCAGCTAGACTAGGGAGATCCATCATGCCCGACAGCATTTCCAGCAACCTCTCCGGGCTTTCCATCGCCCAGGAAGCCAGCCCCAAGGTTCTAGGCGCCAACGCCAAGTTCTACGAGGTCGAACCGAACAGCTATGGCGATTTCGGGGCGGACTTCGGTCGCACCGCGCGCCGCCCGATCCGGGCCAACCGCTCGCGCTCCAAGGGGTCCATCACCTCGCTTGACGCCGGTGGCGACTTCAATACCGACGTCTGCGCCGGCGACCAGTTCGCGCGGCACGTCCAGGGCTTCCTCTTCGCTGACGCCCGCGAAAAGCCTCGCAACCAGCCGCTGAACGGTACGGCCTATGCTGTAACGAGCATTGCTGCTGGCAGCGGCGTGTACACCGGCGCAGCCGGCCTGGGGGCGGCATCCGGAATCAAGGCGGGGCACATTGTCCGCATTGCGGGTGCAACGAACCAGCAAAACAACGGTGTCTTCGATGTGTCAGCGACGGCCTCCACCACTGTCACGACCTCCAACAGCGCCTCGGTCGTTGAAGCCTCGCCTCCGGCGGGTCTGACCATCGACGCGGTCGGTGTCAAGTTCGCTTCCGCGGACGTGGTGCTGTCGCTCCCCGCGGGCAGCGGCGTTCTCCGCGCTACTGCAACGGCGGGCGACTTCACGGTGTGGGGGCTGTCGGTTGGCGAATGGGTGTTCGTCGGTGGAGATTCCGCCGGCCTGAACCTTGGCGCCAACACCGGCTACGCCCGCATCAAGTCGATCGCTGCCAAGGTGATGGACTTCGACAAGACGACGTTCGCGGCGGAAGCCAACAACGGCGCCGCCAAGCAGTTCACCCTCTACTTCGGGACGACCGTCCGCAACGAAACGGACGTCAACCTGATCAAGACGCGCTCTTACACGATCCAGCGCACCCTCGGAAACGATGGTAGCGGGGTCCAGTCGGAAGCGCTGAAGGGTTCGTTCGCGTCGGAGCTGGCCTTGCAGTCCCCGCTCGAGGACAAGCTGAACTGCGACCTCACCTACGTCTCCATGGACCACGTCACCCGCACCGGGGCCCAAGGCCTTCTGTCGGCGGACAACGGGGCGACCCTCCTGCCCGCGGCTTCCGGTCTGGCTGCCTACAATACGACCACAGACGTCTATCGTCTGCGGGCCGCCATCCTGGACGCTGCCACGCTGAACCCGACCGCGTTGTTCGGCTATGTCGAAGAATACGACATCAGCATCAACAACAACGTCACTATCAACAAGGCGCAGGGCTCCTTCGGGTTCGGTGGCAATGTTGGCGGGTTCGACGTCACGGGGTCGCTCACTGCCTACTTCGGTTCGGTGGCAGCGGTCGCGGCGATTCGTGCCAACGCAGATGTCACCTTCGACGCCATCTACGCTGCCCGGAACACCGCGTTCATCGTGGACATGCCGCTGCTCTCGTTTGGCGGCGGTCGCCTTGACGTGGAAGCCGACACGCCGGTCAAGCTGCCGGTGGACACCGAAGCGACGGAAGGTGGAAACGGCGGCCACGCGCTCCTGTTGACCTTCCTGGGCTATGTCCCTACTGTGGGAATGCCCGCCTAACGGCGGCAGGGGTCCGGGTCTTCTGGCTCGGACCCCTTTCATTCCACAGAGGAGCTCACCATGAGCCTGCGCAGTACTTTCAAGACCGACTCCGCGCTGGAGACGGATGGCAAACGCTTCGTGATTGGCGTCAACGAGGACGGCAGCGAGCAGTACGTCGTCCTGGCCCGTATGGGCAAAGCCAACAAGGCTTACATCAAGATGGTTGAGAGGCTGACCGCGCCGCACCGGGCCGCGATCGAGAACAACGCGATGCCCGAGAAGCTGTCGACCAAGATCATGCGCGAGGTGTTCGCCAACACCATCGTGAAGGACTGGGGCGGTCTGCCTGAGTCCGAGTGGACCGGCAACGACGCTGACGTCAAGTTCACCCCGGAAAAGGCGATCGCGCTGTTCGAAGCGCTGCCGGATCTGTACGACGACTGGGCCGAGAAGGCTCGCTCGACCTCGAACTTCCGCGCGGAGCAACTCAAGGTCGAATCGGGAAACTGAAAGCCGTCCTCTACTATGCGCAGGAAGTCGAACCGTTCACGAGGAACTTAGTTAAGCAGGCGATCCGGTTCAACGAACCGATACCGGATCGGATCGCCAACAGACCGGAGTTGATATTCGGTCTCGAGCTTTACCTCGTTGCGTGGTTCGATCTCGATTCGGAAAGGGGGATGGGGTTTGGACTAGGCCCGATCCCTCGGTCCGCGATGGTAGCCTACGCACACGAGTACGGCCTATCGTTTGAGCAGAAGGAAGACCTGCTCTACCTAGTCCGCGAAATGGATAACGACTACTTGCGCCGACAGGCCAAGAAGAAACCCTCCAAAGAGAACGCCGGTGGCAAAGCGGACACTTCTAACGCTAGCGAATGAGCTGGACCAGCTTGGCGACAAGATAGCGAAAGACGCGTCGGACCTGTCGGTGACTGTGGCTACCGCTGTGGTCACCGACCTCGCCCTCGTTACTCCCGTCGACACCTCGGAAGCAATCTCGAACTGGATTGTGGCCCTCGGGGCTCCTTCCAGGCAGACTATTGGCCCGCACTTCGCGGGGGACTTTGGCTCCACCTTCGGAGCGTCCTCGTCTCAAACCATATCGGAGGCCAAAGCAGTTCTGAAGGCTAAGGCTCCCGGGCAGGCTATATACATTTCCAACAACCTCACGTATATTGAAGATCTCAACAACGGCAGCTCACGTCAGGCTCCAGCGGGGTTCGTGGAACGCGCAGAACTACTCGGGCGGAAACTAGTCGAGCAGGGGCTTAAATGACCAATCCGATCGACATTGAAGTCAAAGACAGTGTCGATGGCTCCATTGAGACGAAGCTCGCGTCCATCGCCAGGAATGCTCGCGACGGGCATAAGGCGCTCAATGACCTGAAGAAGGCTCTCAGCAGCCTTGACGCTTCGGCGCTTGCTGACCTTCAGCGCGCTTCCGCCACGCACACGAACGCCCTGGCCCGCGAGCTGAACGCTCAGGCCCGGATGACGGCGGCGGTTGACAAGTCCGCGACCGCTGACGCCCGGGCTGCGCTCGCCAAGCAGAAGCTGGCCACCGAGTCGGCGCGCACGGCAGCGGCTGAGTCAAACGCTGCCCGCTCGATGTCGCAATCCGAGGCCGCCGCACTCAGGCTGGCGCAAGCTCAGGCGCGGACTGCGCAAGCGAAGAGCGCCAGCCAGAAAGCGTCCGACGATTTGGCAGCGTCTATGGCGCGCCTGAAGATGTCAGTTGACCCGCTTGCTTCAACTTTAGACCGCCACAACGCTGAGCTGGCCGAAGCGACCCGCTTGTATCAGGCTGGGGGCATGAACGCTGCCACGTTTGCAACTTACGAGACGACTCTTAAGGGGCGGATCGATGCGACCACACAAGCTATCATTGCTCAGAACGCTGCAATGAGCAAAGGTGTCCAGACCGGGAAAGCTATGACGCAAGCGGGTCTGAACCTTTCCCGCCAGTTTGCGGACATCGGCGTGACCGCTGCAATGGGCATGAACCCCCTGATGATCTTGATCCAACAGGGGCCGCAGATTGCTGATGCGTTTGCTACCGCCAAGACTCAGGGGCTTGGCTTCAGCGCTCTGATGAGAGGGATGGGGGCAGCGATCGCGCCGGTGCTTCCGTTTATCCTGGGCATCGCTGCGGCCGTTGGGCTGGTGGCCGGTGCATTTGCCCTGTTCCATCGTCAGCTGTCCAAAGGGTTTCCGAAGGACATTACTGATGGGATGAACCTGACCGAGGAACAGCTCGAGCGGGTCGAATCGCGCACTGTGACCATGGGTGACACCATCGCTGCCACCTTCACGGTCATCGGCCAGCGCATCATGGAAAGCCCCATTGGCGATGCGCTCCGCTGGGTCGGTCAAACGGCCTCGGACGTCGGTGACTGGATTACCAAGACGTATGTCGACGTCACGTCTGTTATGGTCGGACTCCTCAAAGGGGCGTTCAAGACCATCATGGAAAACTGGCGCCAGTTTCCCAAGGCGTTCGGCGACATGGTTGTGAGCGGTGTCAACGCTGCCATCAAAGCTAT